GCGCCATGACCCATGAGCTGCGCATAGTCGCGGTGATCGGGCATGACCGCGCTTTTGATCTCGTTGCGCTCTTCCCCGCTCGAGTCCTTGCCGACATCGATCCGGGCGATGAACTCGATCCCGTCGAGGTCGGCAAACCCGTTGATGCGCCGCGCGGCCTGCGCCTGCGCCGAGTTGTCCTTGTCGGAAATTCCGCGTGATGAGTTCAGCATGCCCCGCACCAGGCTGCGGCCCATATTGGCCCAGTTCGGGCCGTTGGGGCTGTAGAGCCCGATCAGCGACCAGATCTTGCGCTTGGCATAGGGTCCTTCGAGTACCGTGTACTCGGCATCGAGATAGACCGCGCCCGTGGAGGCCCGCTTGGCATAGCCGCCGGTCCAGCCCTGCGCGGGGTCGTCGAACCCGCCCGGGCGGATCGTCATGCGCACCTTGGCCAGCGTGCCCTTGGGGATGACGTTGGCGTTGGTTTGCGCGTCGTTGAAGTCGTTCCAGAGAGACATGGAATAGGTCCTTTCAGTTGGTGGTGTCGTTGGAAGGGGTGGCCTGCGCCTTTGGCGGCGCCGAAAGCTCGGGGGCCTGGTAGGTCAGCCGCCGCTCTTCGGGGATCAGCGGGCCGCGGATCTTGTCCATCAGCCGCCCGAGATGGGGCGCCTCGAGCATGTCGAGCCGGCCGGAGCGGTCCTTGGCGGGATAGCCCCACGGGTTCAGGGTCTGGCAGACAAAGCCGCGCTGCAGGGTGCCATTCTCGGCCTTGAACTCGGCCATGGTGATGACCTGATCGACGATGCCTGGCAGCTCGAGCCCGGTCTTGGACCCGTCGATCTGCGGCTGGAAAACCGGGCGATTGAAGTCGTCGAGCTTCTGGTCGAGGATGCCGACAAACCAGACATTCTTCGCCCGCGTGTGCTGCAGATGCGTGAGCCAGGCGATCATCTCGCGGCCATGCAGGCCATACGCGCCGCGCACATCGGGCTTGCCGGTCTTCTCGGAGAACGCCTCGGGCTGCCCTTTGCACCAGCCAAAGCACAGCCGCCCCGCCACGGTGATCGAGTCGATGAATACCGTGTCGTACTTTTCCAGCGCGGCCGGGTCGCCGAACTTCGCGCAGACCGCCTCAAAGTGCGCCTGGCTGTAGGGCTGGTCTGCCCGCAGCGCCGGGTTGGGTCCGCCGATGAACACCGCGAAATCCCGGCATTCCGCCCATGTCCGCGGGCGAATGGCATCCATTGCCAGCCCCTCGATGGCCAGATCCCCGGCTTCGAGATCGAAGAACAGCGTGGTCGAGTTTTTCAGCGTCCAGAGCAGCGATGTCTTGCCGATCCCCGAGGTGCCGAAAATCACGCCCTTGATGCCGCGAGTTTCCGCCAGCCGCTGGTCGGCGGTGATGATGGGGAGTGCGCCGGTCATGCCAGCACCTCCTGGCGCGCCCGCGCTGCATCGGGATCACTGCTGGTCACGGCCGCAAACAGCGCATCCAGCCGGTCGGCCTCGGTGAGGCACTCAACGCCCTTGCGCCGCATGAACCGCCGCGCGTCATCGAGCAGGTCGGGCTCGACGATCAGGTCGGGGACGGCGACGTATTCCTCGGCGCTCTCGACGAAGTAGGATTTCGAGCGCAGGTCCTTCACCAATGGCACGAAGGCCTCGCAAACCTCTGCGAAATCCACCTGGCCCAACCCGTCTTCCCGGTTGCGCAGGATGCGCTTGACCTCGGAAATGATCCCGGTGCGCAGCATGCGCAGCGCCCCTTCCTGCCGCGCCTGCGTGCAGGTCAGCGGAAAAGCGGCCTCCATCATCTCATCGGCGATCCTGGGGGCGTTGTTGCCCAGACGGGATGCGTAATCCCAGACGCGTTCGGCAAAAGCCGCTGATTGGCTATCAAGCATCAAACCACTCCTTGATTGTTGTGAAAGCTGTCGATCCATCGGCGATGGCTCTGGCATCGAGGTCGTGGAACGGGGCCTCCTGCGCCTCGCGCATGCCCTCGCGGGCCAGCGCGAGATTTTGGTCCGTGGCCCATTCGGCAAAGGCGCGGAACGTGCCCGTCACATGCTGCCAGGCCACCTGTTCGGGCGTCGGCGCCACGTAGAGCGGGTTCCGACGGCTGGGCCTGCGCTGCGGGCGCATTCCCCGCATGGCGGCATCCGTGACCATCTTGCGCATCGCAGTGCGGTTCGGTTCCTCGCCGCGTTCGAGCCGGTCATCCAGCGTGCGGCGCACGATGCCCGGATCGTTCGTCTCGGCATCGCGCAGCTGACGGGCTTCGTGGATCTGGTCCCGGCGCAGGCCAAGGTCAGCGGTTGAGGCAGTGTTGTGGTCTTCAACACTGCTCCGGTTTCCACCGTTGCGCTTCACCTCGCCACGCGCCTGTGCCGCGTCGTACTCATCAGCCAGCCGACGCTTGGCGGCCGCTTCGATTTCCAGCGCGTCGGCCTGCGCACGGTGGGCGGCGGCGATCAGATCGTCATGGGCAGATTTGGCGGTTTGCAGCCGGGCGGTACGCTTTGCGATGTCATAAGCGAGGCCAGCCGCTTCGCGGGCTTCCAGCACCTCGGCAGCCGTCCTGGCCCCCGACAGCATGGTCGCTGCGCGTTCGATGAGGCCGGGCAGGTCCTGGTCAGGGGCGTGAATGGGGCCGAGCGCGGTCATTGATCACCCTCCTGCGGGACGATCTCGACCTTCAGCGCGCCGGACCGGACGGTGCGCGCAGGTTCAAACTGCTCGCGGATGTTGTCGGGCCAGGCGGCGTATTTGCGCTCCGGCACCTTGATGGCGATGTCGACATATTGTGCGGGATTGTCACCGGCTTTGCGGATCTGCGCGACCATCGCGGCGAGCTTGTCCTGATCCCAATCCACGCGCTTGGGCAGGTCCGCCACGACGGTGAAATCACCGTCATCGAAGCGGATCGTGCCCGTGTCCTTGCCTGCGGCCCGTCGCTCCTCGGCAGCGCGATCGGCGTAGCGCACCGCGAGACCGGCATCGAGCCGGGCCTTTGCGGCCTTGTCGCGTTTGAGCCGCGCATCGATTTCGTGCTGCAGGATGGCCAGCAGTTCGACCGGCAAGGCCGCGATCTCGGCCGCGCTGAGCGCTGGCAGATCGTCCGGCGTGGGGGTGTTGTCGGGAAATGGCATATTTGTGCCTCCTTGATCGGTGGGTGGTGTCTGGATGGGGGTTGTCATGCTGCCTGCGCGTCGAGCAGCAGCGCGGACAGCGATGCGGTGGCGGCCTTCGGCTTGGGGCGCGCCACAGCGATGTAGGCGAAGCGGTCGGTTTCCAGTCGCTTCTGCACGAGGTGCACAAGGCCCTGTTCGGCGGCCCAGAATGCGCGGCTTCCCAGCTTGGCCAGTTCGACGCGCTGCGCATCCGGCAGGTGCGAGATCGCCGGAAAGGTATCGAGCACCAGAAAGCCCCGATGGTATTCCAGCCGGTCGCCGGGAACGGCCTGAGCCACCCAGGCACAGAACTCGATTTCCCCGAGCGGTCGGCTGGCGCGGGCGGTGGTGATGGGTGTCGTCTGCATGAACATTATCTCCTCCTTTTCCCTCTACTCACGCTGCCGCCAGATCGTCCCACGCCGGACCGAGACCGTGGGCGGTGAGGACGTGGCGGAGATCGGCGAGGCGGCGATAGAGGGCGGACCGGCTGCCGAAACCCTCAGTCGCCAGCGCGATGACGGGACGATGCGCCAGCGCCGCGCAGAAGCGGCGATCCTCGGCCGGGAGCCGCGCAAGCGCCGCCTGCAGGGCGAGGTGAAGTTCGGTGACGGCCGCTGCGCAGGAGGTCTGGCCGTGCCACGCGGCAAGGCCGTCATCCTCGGTCAGCGTGTCGCCGACCGGCTCGCGGGTTCCGGCCAGCGGCACCTCGAGCGACAGCATCGTGCCGCCCTGCGCACGGCGCTGGCGGTGATCGCGCATCGCGATCCGCGAGGACTGGTTGCGCAGGACCAGACCTGCAAAAGCGCCGAGGCTGCCGCGTGCCGGATCAAAAGCTGGCAATCGGCGCAAAAGATCGATCAGAAGATCCTGCCCCAGATCCT